ATTCCAAACATCTTGAGGATTCAATGAATTAGGAAAATATTGAAATTTAGAAGTCCATCCAGCAAATCCACCAGAAGGCGTAACATAAACATTTGAGTTATTATTAACATTTGCTACGCCAGGTAACAAACACGTTCGCACTAATTTACCATCAATATAAATATCCATTGATCTACCATAAACACTTACTACTAAATTAACCCATTTTTGAATAGGTACATTAGATACAGAACAGGTTTGAATAATGGTTGAACCTCCACGCATTGTTGGTTTTTGATCAACTCCTGGATAACAAGCTAAAGAAACTGAAATATCATTTTCAACCGCACCTAAAACTACTACTGGACAAGGATCTTTTCCACTTATACCAGGAATAGAGCCAGCGCCAGAACCACTGGCAGAACTCATCCTTCCAAAAACAACTTTAGATTTGCCATAACGATAATTCCAGTCATTAATATAAAACCATATAGAATAGGCAAAATTACTGGATGGAATTTTAGATCCATTTGTTGCTAAAGATGAACCACTAATTGTTGATAAAGTTTTACCATCAGACATATTTTGAAGTGTATATGGGTCAACTATAAGATATCTTATTAACATTATTATTAGCACAATTACAACTATTGTAATTACAATACTTAAGGCGCTCATTGTATAATATAGATTTAGATATTTTCTATTTAATTTCTTAAATTTATTTTATTAATTTGTGACTTACAACCCAAGAAAATCTATGAAATTTTATTAGCTTTTCTTATTTATATTAATGTTATTAATATTTTATTTATGACCATAAAGCTCATAAATAAAAATGAGGTAAAGATTACAAGAATCAATTGTTCTTAATAGGTATTCCAACTGTTGTAGTCGCAGATTGAATCATATTCGTATTATCTATTACAATGGTAGTATTGGACTCATTTTGAACTGGAGGGGTGTTATTTTTTACCATATTATATAAATAATACATATTTGTTGATGTTAAAGCTTTGCTAAAATAAACTACATTACAAATACCACCATTAATACCATTATTTTCACCTATTGTTAAATTATCCAATGTGTAATATGGTACAACACCTATATCAGATTTAACTAATTCACCATTTAAAAATATATCCAAAACTCCTCCTGTATAATTAATAATTATGTTATTCCATTTTTGTAATAAGAAATTATCATTTATATACAATATTCTATTACCATTTTCATCAAAATCTATAAGTTTATTAGCTACAGGATCTAAATCTTTTTGTTGAATTGTAATCTGTAAAGTATGTAATTGTCCATTATAAAGAATATTTGGTTTATCTGCGAAATTTAATAATGAAGTATATTTATTATAAGACGGACTTGTATTAGGCGGTGCGGCATCTATATAAATCCAACATGATATGGCATATTGATAATCAAATGTATCTTTATTACTTTCATTTAATTGTTGATAATTCCCCAATACATTTTGAGAATTAGTATAAACTGGCTGATTTACTAGTGGTTTCCCTCCTTGAAGATTTATTGAATTAAATACATATGGTGTAGCAAAATAAATAATTAATAATAAAATCACAACAAATAACATTATAAAAGAACCCATTGTTGTGGCATTATATTGTCCACTAAAAATTTTACCAATATAATCAAATGTACCGTTGAATAAACAGGGAATATAAAATAATGTATTAAAAATCATTGAAAAAAATGCGTTTTTTGTCGAATTACCCGCAGGTAACTGAACATTAATTGTTTTATATATCAACCCAAGTACAATTATAACAAGCAATAGATTTAATACAAAACTTATAATGCTAGACTGACCTGATAGATTTTGTATATTATAAACAATCCAAAAAATTAGTAATCCTGAAATGATAATACCAAATAAAATTAACAATGAACGTTTAAATAAATTAGCTGTATTAAAAGAATTAGAATTAGAATTAGAATTAGAAGAAGAAGAAGAACCTGTAAATAAATTTGCTCCAAGTACTATAGCAGATAAAATACTAATTATTAATAAAATAATAATAACAGCAGATGAAGTAGATTTATCATTAAAAAATCCTCCTGGATAAGTTGAAATTAAAACAGTAATAATTATAATAAATAATATAAATGCCATGCTACCATAAATAGCTAAACTTGAAAAATTCGATAAAAAATTACTAGCTTTTGCGCTTTTTACAGAATCATCGGGCAATGTCAAAATAATAAGTAAATATAAAAAGGCAAAAACTGATAAAATAATTGTTATTAAAAATGAATAACCAAAATATTTATGGATATATCCGCCTGGATCAATATTATAATATACCGTAAAAATAGTAATTAAACAAAATAATAAAATCATAATTTTTATTCTCTCATAATTTATTGAAAAATTGTTCATATACTCCTTAGTAAATCCTTTGTAAAATAAAAATGCGCCAATAGCAACAGTTACTGGTGTAATAATATAGGCGTATTTATTAATTATGTCACTTGACAATAATCTAAAAAATAGAATTAATGCTATAGTATAAATAATTACATAAGTTACATTTCCTATTTGTTCAAATAAACTGCGTAGTTCTTTAAAATTTGGTAATAAGGTAAAACAAATTCCAACAACAATTAAACTAAAGAATAAAAGAATTGCTACATTTGCTTCTGTTTCTTGTTGCGATTTAGATGCTCCTGAAAATAAAGGGACTTTATATATGGTAAGAAATACAAAAATTATCAAAAATAATATAATAAATATAAGTGGATAAAAAATCCAAGGTGTTTTTAATTGTGGTAAAATATTTGTATTTATATTTGGATTTGTATTTTGATTATTCATATATATTACTATAATAGAATATTATTTCATTACTAATACAAAAACTAGTTTTTTACATATTCTCACCTGCCGTTTTTTTCCCATGACAATTGCGACACAAAGCAATTAAATTTTGGACATCATTACCACCACCATATTCTAATCGTAATTTATGATCAATTTCAAATGTATGATCTAATTGAGATTGACAGTGGCCACATTTCCATTCTTGACTTGAAGCTACATACTTCTTCTTTGTCTCGCTTACAGAACGTTTTGTACCATTTTTCCCTGAGCCAAGAATTCTTCTTTCGTTTAAAAACCCAGAACTCATTTTTGAAGAATCTATACAATTAACAGATTCCATTAAACATTCGTCATCTGTATTATTTTTTGAGGTAAAATCTATTATTGGACTTAACATATCCATTGATGTTTTATCTATTGGCATAAATTTTACTACATTATTGGCATATAATAACATGTCTCTTCCTTGGCTTGGATTTCTTTTTAATAATAGATATATACCAATACCAAGACAGACATAAAAAATCATTTTATAATATTTTTTAAATGATAACATCATTTTCGTATATTTTCCATCTGTATAGGCATTATACACAAAAAATGCCGTTAATCCTAATACAAATATCTCTAATCTCATTATATATATATTAGTAAAATAATATATATATACTTGTATGACACGTTTGAAAGGCGATAAATTTATTTTATTTTTTCATTTCAGCTCCACCTTTTGTAAATGCTTCTTGACCATAAGCCCCCTGTAATTGAATGCTTCGCATAATTTGTCTTTGCTCATGAGTTACTTGGTATAATCCAAACATAGCTAATGCTATAATGATATATGGTAATAAAACCAAAAACCACGAAAGCATTGTGAATCCCTTCTTACATAACCAACCTAAAAGGAATGTCCACACAAAAGCAAACAACAACTTCATAAATACCATCATTAATTTAACTCCATTAAATAACGCAAAAATAGAAGCTATAACGGCAATGGCAAAATAAATTTTTGCTGGTGTGCAAAGTTCGCTAAATTCTTTCCTCATTTATATATTATTATTAGATTTTTATTTTTCACGTATGATTATTTTATAGATAAAAAAATAGGCTTCTTAAATCTTTTTTGTTTTGGCTTACGTTTAAATGATATATGTGTTTTTTTTATTCGGTGTTTTTTTGTTTTAATTCCACTTGCTACATCTTTTGATATATGATTTGTATCAGATTTTTCTCCATCTTTTGTTCTAATACGTAATTTATTAATTATATCTCCAAATTTTTTAAACTCTTTAAATAAACTTGCCGTATTTATTGGCTTATCGGCACTCAAATATAAATAATTAACAAATATATTTTTTAATATTTCAAATAATTTTAATTCGTCTGAATTTAACTTATCATAATTATTATGTAATAATTCTAATATTGGAAAATAAACTGTTATAAACCCCCAAATATCTATATTTTTAATAAAAACATGATCTAGATATTCTCTCAAATTTAATGTACCATTTTCACGAAATTTTGTATATTTTTTCAATATACTAATAATATAATTTACAATATAATTCATTGTAAATTCGGTTTCAATTATTTTTGGTTTATTTTCTTCTGATATATTAGTCAAACTATTACTAAATAAGGTATACATAATCTCATTTATAAATTTATAATGTCCCGCTCCCCTCTCTTTCATCCAAAAATTAATATAATTTACTACAAATGGTCTGGTATTTATATTGGTATTTATATTGGTATTTAAGAAATTTGTGTATTGTTCAATAAATGCTTCTGAAAATATTATTACTGAAAAAGGCACATTAAATTGTAATGGTCTATTTCTCCAATTTTTTGGAAACGGATTATTTTTAAACGGAACATATTCTGTAGCTAATCCCCAGTCAATTAATCTTGTTTTTACATTAAAATCTGTATTATCAACTAAAATATTAGAATCTTTAATATCATTATGATATATATTTTTAGAATTCATAGGAATAATTCCTGTTTTTAATAAATTGACTAGTTTTATATGTAAATGGTATATTTTATCATATGACCCATTATCGAATAAATAATCATCTACTGGTATACCGCCATTTGGCATATTTAAAAGTAATAGTTTATCTAGATTACTATTTATATTTGTAGTTGTTATTTTCATTTTTGGTAATGCCGTACATTTTTTGGAGAAATTAGTTAGATCAGGTTTTGAAAGTTTAGCAGGTCTACATAATGTCATATCGTATAATAAAAAATAGTTTTCATAATTACTTATATTTTTGACCTTTTCTTTTATTGATATGATTTCTTCATATTCTTCAGTTGCGTGTTTTTCTGACATTAATTTAGATACTTGATTACTATGTCGTTTAGTTTCGCCTTCACACTTTAACGCAGGGCTGAATACACATCCAAAACCACCTGAAGCTAATACTTTTCCCCCCTTAGAACTAGTATTTTTATATTTATTTTTTACATTTATTTTTGTATTATTTTTTATATTTTTATTATTTTTTATAGTTATATTTTTATTTGTTATATTTCTCATAATGTGTATATTATATATCTACATAAAAATCTTATTTATCATATAAATAATATATTGCTCCTGAGATTCCTATTATAATTCCAAAATATATAAGCTTCTCTCGTATCTTATAATATTCAGATAACTTTTCATCTTGTGATTTGTATTGATCATAATATTTTACAAAAAATTCATTTAAAGTTATCTGAGGTTTCTCTAATTTTTCATTTATTTTATTATGAATAAAATGCATCCATCTAACTAAAGAGTCTCTATCATCTAAATATGGTGTAACTGGATATTTATCTAATAGTTTACTAAATTCTCCGCAAAATTCTTCTACTGGAAGAAATAATGGTAAATTCTGAATAAATTCGTAATATTTCTTTTTAGTTACAGTATTGGGATGGTGAGGATAAGTCATAACTAATGTGTGTAAGAAAAACCAATAATGTGGACCCCATACTTTTGGATCTAGATAAACTGTCGGCATTAATTAATATATTTTAGTTAAAAAAATATTAATTATTAAACTTACCTACAATTAGTGATCACAATTGATGTATAAACCCCCCTTGATTTGCCTACACCTTTCTGTGATAGAAAAAGCATTTAGACGAATCCCTGTATAGAATCTCTTATGAGAGCTACCTAAAGATGGAGTTATCGTAATAAATTGATCTATACATTTTGTATAATTTTCCTTTTTGTTACAATAATTAAACATACGGGTAGATGAACCTCTGCCTTTTGTTGCTCCTAAATAAATGGTTGCCGCTGGTATAAATCGATTCGCGCCTAGACGTTTTTGATTTAATCCTAAGTTAAATCTGGGCATCAATCTATATTATATAGAGTGTAATTAAATTAAAAATATTATTATTTAAACGTTATCCATAATATTATATATAATATTTATTATGAATAAAAATACAAATATATGCAATAATTGTGGTAAACAAGGTCATTCATTTCATCAATGTAAATTGCCAATAACAAGTTATGGAATCGTGGTTTTCAGATCAAGTTCAAAAGGGGTTCAATTTCTTATGATAAGACGCAAAGATAGTTTTGGATATATTGATTTTATTAGAGGAAAATATTCGCCTTATAATATTTATCAGCTACATAATATGATTAACGAAATGTCTGAAGCAGAAAAAAATAGGATTTTAACAGAATCATTTGACGAATTATGGGAAAAAATGTGGGGTGAAACATTAAACACTCAATATAAAAATGAAGAACAAATCTCAGCTAAAAAGTTTGATTTAATTAAAAATGGTATTTATACCAATAATGAATTTATAACTTTATCAGATTTAGTGGAAAGAAGCTCAACAGAGTGGTTAGAAACTGAATGGGAATTTCCAAAAGGTCGTCGCAATTATAAAGAAAAAGATTTAGAATGTGCTTTGAGAGAATTTGAAGAAGAAACAGGTGTATTGTCTTCTAAAATTTCAATTATAGAAAATGTATTACCGTTTGAAGAAATATTTATTGGGACAAATTATAAGTCATATAAGCAT